GAGATGCGGGAAGGGGGTTGATGTTTGTCAAAGGGATGGCCGGAACTGTGGGAATGGGGCACAAAAAAGCCCGCAGGGCTTGCGCCGTGCGGGCTTTCAGGACTTCATCAGTCGACTCTGGTGATCGGCGATGGAGAATTTTGGTGGAGCAGGCGGGAGTTGAACCCGCGTCCGAAATTTCTACATTCTCAACTGAAATATGAAAAAAAAACAACATACGTTTTTTTTTCAATAAGATACCTAAAAGCGGCTGACAAGCTTTAACAGTCCATGACAGGCTGGCTGGACACAATATGGATCTTCACTATTGTAAAAAATCACTGTCTCGCTTTTAGAATTTTACCAGCCAGGTCTGCCAAAGCATCCGTTCCATCCATCACCGAGGGGATTTTATCTTCATTTGGTTGAATTGGGCTAAATATTAGTGATTCAAAGGCTTTCCAAGAATCATTGACTTTATCAGAGTGCGTTTTATCTCTGGTTTCAATATAGTCATATATAAATTCACATAGATTAAGCCTAAGGTCAATTTGTACTAACTGACTTTTAAGTGATTTAACCTCAATATAAAAAAGCCTCATAAAGTAAAAGAATAAAATCTCTAAGCTGATTAGTGGGATGCATTTCACTAAAGTTAATAGGTCAGCATTGTTTAATTTGCTCTGAAAATACCAAAAAGAAAGAATTGGTAATGAAATTAGAAGTCCTACAAATACCCACATTCTGAATTGCGCATATTTTACTTCAGAGTTTTTGTTTTTTCTTAATGCAGAGAATGCCTTTGCTAATAGTTTAAAATTGCCTTCCCTTTTTACATTTGTCAAACGCTCTTCTAAATCCTTTGCTTCTTGTCGTACAGCATCGAGGTATTCAATACTACCTCCTGCTAAAGAAATGATATTTTCTACTTCAGTTTTTAATTTTTCCCTCTCGACGTTTATATTGCTTGTTAGTTTTTTTGCGTCTTGGAAATCTGAAGAGGAAATGAATCTTCTATATATCTCATAAGGCATGATATCCACAATCCAACTAAAGGCAGGTGTATATGCGCCGTTTGCTACACTCCATGTAGTATCATTTATATCATCTAAGTAACGGATTTTTTGACTATCAAAACATATTCTCCCGAGAGGCGTGTTAGTGCTATAGATAGATAAATAATATTCCCAAATAAATCTTAGAGAAACGTGTAGATGATATTTATAATCTGTTTTGTAAATTTCCTCATCTATTAACAAATCACCAACAAACTCGCGAGAGAAATCAGTTTTGCCATCGAATTGCACTGGGTTACTGTAAAATTCTTTTAATTCTTTCCAGGCGGAAATATACATTAAGCTAATAAGCTCTGTATCGCTAGGGTTTCTTTGGTTTAATGCTTCCTTGGATTTTTTTTCATGATTTTCAAGTACATAATCATATGCTTTGTTGAATTTACGTTTTACTAATGGATCTGTAAAGCTAATCATAATACGCACCATTCTGATTTCAGATAAAATTAATCATACATGTTCGAATCTATGTAAAATATTATTTTCCAGATTCGAAAGTGGATTTTTCTCAATAGCATCTTCTAAATGTGTAGGAGCAAAATGTGCATAAATCATTGTCATTTTTATATCTGAATGACCTAATATCTCTTTTAAAACAAGTATGTTTCCACCGTTCATCATGAAGTGGCTCGCAAAGGTATGGCGTAGCACATGTGTACACTGCCCTTCTGGAAGTTCTATACCTGCTTTCTCTATAACTCTTTCAAAAGTTTTTCTACATGGAGTAAACAAACGCCCGCGCTTTTTTGGGATTTCATCATAAAGTTCTTTAGATATTGGAACTGAGCGAACTTTTCCACTTTTGGTATTTTTATACGTTATGCGATATGGCGTAACCTGTGAACCTTCAAGATTTTCAGCCTCACTCCACCTTGCCCCAGTAGCAAGACATATTTTTGAGATAATGAGAACACTTGAGCTATTAGATTCAGCAAGATGATCCAAAAGAACTTTGATTTCTTGTGGATACAGAAAAGAAATCATTTTTTCATCAACTTTGAATGTAGGGATTCCAGCAACTGGATTTGGTAGAGACCAATGACCTAGTTTTTTCAAAGTACCAAAAACAGCTGATAAATTTCTCTGTTCATGGTTAACAGTTTGCGGCTGGATTGGCATACAGCGCCCGTTTATATCCGGTATTTCCCCTTTGAGCCTGCCTTCACGGTAAGCGCTGAAATCAGCAGCAGTGATGCTTGAAGCAACGGGGTTGCCCATGCCAGCACAAATTCCCTTCAATTTTGACATCATCCGGTCTGAATCCGACAGGGTTCGGCCATACAACGCATGCCATTGTTCAATGAGGTCAGATAATCGCCTATTGTCCTGCTTATCACCTAGCCACGGTTTATCTTCAAGCTCATTTGATATGTACTTTTCATAAGCGAGGGCTTCTCCTTTCGTCGCAAACTTTTTGCGTATGCGCTTTCCTTTCGCACCGTTCGGGCGCAAATCGCAAAGCCAATCCCCCTCTGGTGTCTTTCTTACCGTCATTAATCATTAACCAAATAAGTCGCAACCACTTTTCCAAGCAGCACAACATCTGAAATGTCGCAATCCACAGGGTCTTTGCCCCAATCAATACGAAGTTTGTTACCAGGATGCAGAGTCAGTTCTTTGATGCTCTTTGTGCCGGAGTATTCAATTAAATACTTACCATCAGAAGCCTGATGTGAAAATATATCTACAAAGTAGGTTATTTTGTCGTCTGTGATTATTTGTAGTTCGCCAAAATAGTCTGGGAGAACGGCTTTGTCGTAAATATAAGACGATTCTCTGATGAACTCATTATTGGAAATTTTAAATGCTGGGATTCTCAGTGTGTCGCTGGCCAGGTGGTCAAAGGTGGCACCCTCTCCAGTAGTAAGCCAATAGATAGATGCTCCTGTTTCTAACGCACACCTCAAAACAAGATCAGCAGGAAAGTTATCACGCATCATCCTTGTACCCAAAGCACTTGGGGACATTTCCAAGTATTGAGCCAATTGAAGCCTGGAAGTGAAACCGTACACCTCGCAGATCCTTGCAACAGCCTCTCTAGCGCCTGTTTTGATATTATATTTTTGCATCTTTGTAGTTCTTAATGGTTGACAAACTACAAACTACAAACGACTACATAGGATTCGCGGTGTTCGTTTGTAGTTTATATCTGTGAATGATAGTAGTTCGTTGTTAACCACTGCCACCATCTGCAAATGGTGGTTACTTCAAAGTGAGATTTTGCCTTATGAAAACTACCTCCGCAACCGATTCAGAGAACCGCTGGATACCTATCAAAACTTTCAGTGAGCGTGTTGGTATCAAATTACGTACTGCGCGTTACTGGGTTCACTCAGGAAAAGTAAAAATCAAGCCGAAGGAAAAACCAAAAGAACATGTATATGTAGATTGGTACGCATGGAATGCAGACCGTTAGTAGTTCGTTTTGTCCATTCATCATGATCATTCTGTATATGGAATGGGGTAGGAACAATGTTTGATTACCAAACTTCCAAACATGCGCATTTTGATGCAGCTTGCCGAGCGTTTGCACTGTCCCACAACCCGGATAAAGACACGCCTGTTTACTCTGCTGTACCGCTGCCGGTTCCTATGGCGGGTAATGATTCGGGGATGTTCCAGTTTCCGCCAGAAGGAACGCTGGTAGAGATCGCTTTCACTGGCGGACGGCCGGATAAGCCGTTTGTGCGGCAGACCGTGCCGGACGGAACCAGCCTCCCGGATATCCAGCCAGGCGAACAGCTGCAACAGCAGCGTGCGGAAGTGTCGCAGCGCGTCACTCAGGCGGGTGACTGGGTGAGGCAGACAGACCATACGATCAGTGAAACTTCTATGGCACGCGTGGTTAAGGCCGATACAGAACAGCGGGAACTGGTCAGCCGCGAAACCACGGTTAAGGCCACGGATAAAATTACCGTGCTGGGCACGTCCACACTGCTGGCCGGAGCCATTCAGCAGGTATGCACGGGTGATTACAGCCAGGCAGTAAATAACCGCGTGGCGAGTATCGGCGGCAAGGATGAAGCAGACATTGCGGGGAGCCAGACAGTCACAACGGGTAAAGACCTGATCGAGAAAATTGGCCAGATACGTAAAAGCGTGGCGGCAGTACAACAGCAGATTATTGCCCCGGTAGTGTGGATTGGCTCTGGCACAATCAACGTGGCGCAGCTGATGCTTGACACACTCGACGTGGTGAAAGAGCTGGCAGAGCAAACGGCAAGCCACACGCACAGCAATACGGGAGCACCGACCAACGCGGGAGCCATCCGGAACACCGGAACGAAAGCGGACACGCTGAACGGCAAATACTCCCCGGTAATTGGCAAGTAAACCTGTCCAGAACATAACCCGCGAAAGCGGGTTTTTTTATGCCCTTCATCCCCTGGCGGGGATATCTCTTCTCTTACCTCACAAGCGGCTATCGCTACGCGCTGCCAGCAGCGCTGTGCCGCGTTCAGCCTTTTAAGGCGCTCAGAGCCACCATTAAAACAGATCGTGCGCACAGCAGGGCGCTGGCGCGTCACAGCATGGCAAAAAAAATCTTTCGCAGACCAAAATCGCACTACACCGCACCCGCCAGCGCTTTTTGGATCATAAAAATTTTTCAGTTTTATTTTTCTACAAACCAGACCGCCAGACCGCGCCAGTGCTGGAGGCTTTGCGTAAAACCAGAACTGAAAAGATTGAAAAGAATTTCAGTGTTTTTCACTTTTAATGATCTGCGGAGGATCGGTTGGATGCCGTAACAATCAGATAAGTAAGGTGATTTTTGTTTTTTTGTCAGTGGGCGGATCGTTATTTTTCATGGAGGTTCTCTACGTTATGTTAACGAAAGTCAGACATGGCAAGGGTTGTGGAGAATAAATCTTACTATTAAGACTGAAAAGTTAGTTACACAAATAGAACGAAAATGTATACACCACCTTCATAAAATATTAGGTGGTTTATTTAAAGTCGCTATTCAACTATTGCGACAGTCATACCTTGAAACTAGAGTTTAAACCCACCGAAAAGGCTTGTTCAGTTAGGGTTATTTCGCAAAAATCTCTTACTTCAGTTTTTGCTAAACTTTCATAAATTGGTTTATAATCTTCTCGCCATTTTATGTGTAGACAGTCTCTGTGTACATTAAGATAAAAACAATTTGATATTATAGGGTGCGACTCAAAGTAATCAGTTTCTTTCACTTCATGCTTTTCAAGGGAGTAGTTAGGATTAGAAAAAATGTTTAAAATCTCCTTACATCCAGTTAACTCACTTCCAATCAGATTATTGACATCCTGAGTCATTGCTTTTTCAATTGTTTTTGTAAGTTCTTCGCCAATTAAATGGTGGATTTTAAATACGCCTATATTTTTAGGTAGGGTGTTTATAAGAATTATCCATCCATTTCTTTTCAAGAATCTTATATTATCTGAGTCGAGGCTTAGTTTTGTATTGTTTGTTAATAAGTCCTTGAGGATATATTTTAATCTGGTGTCGAGGTGTGAGTATGTTTCTACAAAATTTTTAATGAAGATTTTCTTTTGAGCTAATCTGTCAGCCGTTTCTTGTTCTTGCACTAAGAGCGCTGCTTTTCTTTTCTTTTTTAATTTTAAGAAATTATTAATTGATGAATATACTTTGTTGGATAGTTCGAAGAGAAGTGTGCCCAGTGCGACACCTGATAAAACTGCGAGTAATGTAATTATGCCATCATCCAATACGTCTGAAGAAGGCGAGCTTATTAATTCGCTGAACACAGGCACTAGATAATGTAGTGTTGTTACCACACTAACAATAACAAGTACTAAGCGAAAAGCTACTCTGGCAGTAAGTGCCGTTGTCAGGATTTTAACCACTGTTTCGGTGATGCTCATGTTCAGAATCCTATTCTTACCCAGAACAACGCCAGTGGACGCAATATGGACACTGGACATTAAAAAGGGGCTACGCTTTCACGTAACCCCTTGTTTTATTTGGTGGAGCTGGCGGGAGTTG